CGTAACAACGCCTGTAGCGATTACTTCAAGAACTGTTGGAGACTACATTTATACAATTACAGCAACCTTTGGTTTAGTAGAAGGACATTTTTACAATTTAGTTTTAAGAGTAGGTACAACCATTATATATAAAGACCGAGTATTTTGCACGGCACAACCATTAGTTACATTTTCGGTTAACAATAACCAATATGTAAGTAATACAACAACAAATGATTTTATAGTATATGAATAATTTACACGTTTTAAACTTGTCGGCTTATACGTCACCTGTTATTTCGGAAACAAACCGAGAAAATTGGGTTGACTTTTTAACTGAAGACGGCGACCAATACTTTCAATTCTTAATTGAACGGTATTCTAATTCAACAACGAATAACGCTATTATAAACAACGTAGCACGATTAATATACGGAAAAGGTTTAAGTGCATTGGACGCTAACAAAAAGCCAAACGAGTACGCACAAATGATGTCTTTATTTCACAAAGAAGACGTACGGAAAATGGTTTTGGATAGAAAAATGTTTGGACAATTTGCTATTCAAGTACACTACAACGACAAGCACGACAAAATATTAAAAGCATATCATATTCCTGTTAACCTTTTACGAGCTGAAAAATGCGACAAAGACGGAAACATAACAGGTTATTATTATTCGGATAATTGGGACGATACTAAAAAGTTTGCTCCGATTAGATTTAACTCTTTTGGTTATAGCAAAGACAAAATAGAAATACTTTATTCTAAACCTTATTCGGTTGGAATGAAATATTACGCTTATCCGGACTATCAAGGCGCAGTACCTTATACACTTTTAGAAGAAGAAGTTGCAGACTACTTAATTAACGAAGTACAAAACGGATTTAGCGGAACTAAAGTTGTAAATTTTAATAACGGAATACCAACGGACGAACAACAAAGTATTATTTCAAACAAAGTTTTAAGCAAGTTAACAGGAAGTCGCGGACAAAAAGTAATTGTAGCTTTTAACAACAACGCAGAATCAAAAACAACAGTTGAAGATATTCCGTTAAACGACGCTCCAGAACACTACACGTATTTAAGCGAAGAATGTTTACGCAAGATTATGTTAGGACACAACATAACTTCACCTTTATTATTTGGAGTTGCTTCAACAAATGGTTTTTCAAGTAACGCAGAAGAACTAAAAAATTCATCTATACTTTTTGACAATATGGTTATAAGACCGTTTCAAGAAGAACTATTAGACGCTTTTGATAGCATATTAGCATTTAACGGAGTTGCTTTAAAGTTATTCTTTAAGACTTTACAACCACTTGAATTTACGGACTTGGAAAACACGCAGAACGAAGAACAAGTAGCTGAAGAAACAGGAACAGAATTAAGCGCACATACAAACCCATTAATTGATTTAGGAGAAGAACCACAAGACAATTGGATTTTAATAGATGAAAAAGAAGTTGACTACGACACAGATGACGAAGAAAACGAGTTGTTGAGTAAAGAGCCAAAACAAAGTTTATTAAGTAAAATTGTAAACTTGGTTAGTACAGGAGAAGCAAGACCAAACATAACAAGCGCACAAGATAAGATAATTAAGCAATTAAAATTTATTGTACGTTATAAATATGTAGGAGCAATAAACGAAAAAACAAGACCTTTTTGTACTCAAATGATAAGTGCAAATAAAGTTTATAGAAAAGAAGATATTTTAGCAATGGGCGATGTTGCAGTAAACGAAGGTTGGGGAGCAAAAGGCGCATCAACGTATTCAATATGGCTCTATAAAGGCGGGGGAAATTGTTACCACCGTTGGAACAAACAAGTGTATGTTGTTCCTTTAGGAAAAGGAATTAATATAAACGATGCAAAGAAAATAGGACAATTAAAAGCCGCGATTAGTGGTTATATAGTTGTTAATCCGGAACTTGTTGCTAAACGTCCTGTTGATATGGATAACTACGGATTTTTACCAAGCAACCCACAACCACCAAGAACAATAACACGATAATGGCAGACGCACTTTTAGTCACAAGACAAGACATAGTTAAATTCACTTCGTTAAACGGAAACGTAGATACGGACAATTTTATACAATACATCAAGATTGCCCAAGATACTGATTTGCAAAATTTCACAGGAACAAAGCTATTAGACAAGATAAAAGCGGACATAATAGCAAATACATTAAGTGGTAATTATTTAACGCTTACAACGACTTATTTAAAGCCGATGCTTATTCATTTAGCAATGAAATATTATTTGCCGTTCGCAGCTTACACGATTTCAAACAAAGGTGTTTACAAACACAATTCTGAAAATTCAACAAGCGTAGAAAAAAGCGAAATAGACTTTTTAATTGAAAAGGAAACACAAATAGCACAACACTACACACAACGTTTTATTGACTACATAAGCAACAACACAAGTTTATTTCCTGAATACAACACTAATTCAACAAGTGATATGTTTCCTGACACAAACAACAATTACACTGGATGGTACATTTAAGAACATACAAACCAAAGGAAGTTAATATCGTAAAGTTAAAGACTTACCTAAACACTATAAAAAATGGGAAGTAGTTGGGGTTCTTTATCGTCCAGAACAAGTCCAAAAGGCGGTCAACGTGGTTGCCTATGTAAAGACGGAAAAAGTTATTCAATAAAGTGTTGTAACGGAAGTTTAAGCGCACAAGGAATTGGAGTAATTGACGGTGTAGTAAATCCAATAGTACCTATTTTTCCTGCTAACACTATTGCACCTGAAATAAGTGGCGCTACGGCTTTAGGTAGTGTGCTTTCATCAACAACAGGAACGTGGACAGGAATACCTACACCTACTTTTGCTTACCAATGGAGAAGGGGTGTAACAAATATATCAAGCGCAACAAATTCAACATATACTTTAGTAGTTGGAGATTCAGCACAAAATATAACTTGTGTTGTAACAGCTACAAATACTTTAGGTAGTGCGTCAGCAACATCAAATGTTATAACAGCACAAACATATTCAGCACCTGTTAACACTATTGCACCTGTTATTAGTGGAACAACAACACTTGGAAGTTTACTTTCATCAACAACAGGAACTTGGACGGGCAATCCATCACCTACTTTTGCATACGAATGGTCAAGAAATGGTTTACCTATAATTGGTGCAACATCATCTACATATACTTTAGTAATAGAAGATTCTAATGCTAACATTAATTGCTTTGTAGATGCAACCAATGCTTTAGGTTTTGCAAGTGCATTGTCTAATACAATTACAGTAGATAATTTTTCAAACCTAAATAGAGTAACAGAAATAAGCGAACAAAGAATAACAGAAAATAACGACAACAGAGTAACACAATAAAAAAAAATATAAAATGGCAGATATTAAAATTAGTCAATTAACCCCAAAAAATTCAGCAATAGCAAATACTGATTTAATAGAAATTAGTGAAAGTAACGGTGTAGGTGGTTATGTAACAAAGTCGGTTACAGGTGCAAATATTTTGTCTTCAAAGCAAGACACTTTAATAAGTGGTACTAATATAAAGACCATTAATAGCACTACAATATTAGGAAGCGGTGACTTAACAGTACAACCTACTTTATTAAGTGGCACAAACATAAAAACGATAAATAGTAATTCGATTTTAGGTAGTGGAAATTTAGTAATATCGAGCGGTGTAACTTCAGTTTCAGCAACAACACCTGTAGTCGCAACAGGAACGACAACACCTGTTATTAGTTTAGCTTCAAATTATGGAGATACTCAAAATCCGTATGCTTCAAAGACTGCAAATAATATTTTAGCCGCACCAAACGGAAGTTCAGGAGTTCCGACATTTAGAGCTATTGTAGGCGAAGATATTCCAACACTTAACCAAAACACTACAGGAACAGCAAGTAACGTTACAGGAATTGTAGCAGTAGCAAATGGTGGTACAGGCACAGCAACTCCAAGTTTGGTAGCAGGAACGGGTGTAACTATTACAGGGACATTCCCTAATCAGACTATTAACTCTTCAGGTGGTGGTGGTGGTGGTACACAAATAGGAGATTTGATTGGTGGTGGAATAGTAGTAGCAGTATTTAATCAAAGTGGAGTATCTAAAGCTCTTGTTGCAAGTTTAACTAATTTATCTACAGGTATTCAATGGACAATACCTGCATTTCAAACTACTCAAATAGGTGCTCCTTCTCGAAGTTATTTTAATGGTCTTACAAATACTAATGCAATTATAGCACAAACAGGAGCTGCTGCTACTACACTTTATGCTGCAGGACTTGCAAGACTTTTTGCAGGGGGTGGTTTTAGCGATTGGTATTTACCTTCAATGTGGGAGTTAAATATGTGTTATAATTCAGCTACTGTTGTAAATATAGTTTTAGGAGCAAATGGTTTTACAAGTGATTTCTATTGGACTTCTACCGAGGCATTTGGCGATGCTAAAACTATAGAATTTGCTAGTGGTGGCGGTTATAGTAGTGGTAAGGTCCAAAATTTTGATGTCCGTGCTGTAAGAATACATACAATTTAAATAAATTAAGATGAAACAATTAATAGGATATTATAACGAACAGGGAACTTATATAGAAGAACTTGTTGATGTTATTGAAAAAACAACAGAAGAACTAATACAAGAGAAAGAAGCACAGCTTTTAGCTATGTATGAAGAGTTGAAAGCTCTTAAAGGAGAATAGATGAAAAGTAACTATTTAGCAACCGCTTATTTTATAGCGGGTTTTTTAACTTCGTTTTCTTTGATTTGTCAAGGAACAGAACTTTATATTAATTTGGCAGGAGTTACTTTATTTTTATATTTAACTTTCAGTTTAACCGAAGCACTTGAAGACTTATGAAACTACAATTATATTTATTACTTTACACAATTAAAAATTCAGCATTGAAACTTATAACTATTATTTTTTCGTTTTTTTTACCAATAGCTGGAATACTTGGACTTTTATTTACCTTAATTTTAGCAGACACAGCTACAGGAATATGGAAAGCTAAACACCTAAAACAAGAAATAACGTCACGTAAACTTTCGGCAATAATTTCTAAAATTTTGCTTTATGAGTTGTGTGTTATTTTATTTTTTTTAATAGACTATTTTATATTAAACGACATAGTTTTAACCGTGTTTTCCGTGCCTTTAATGTTAACTAAAGTTTTAGCGTTAATTTTGGCAAGTATCGAAATCCAATCAATTGCAGAAAATTGGCGCATAGTAAAAGGCGTAAATTTGTGGCAGTCTGCTAAACTTCTTTTTACACGCGCTATTGATATTAAAAACGACATAAACAAACTAAAATGAATTTAAGCGCACACGTTACACTTGCAGAGTTTGAAAATTCACCGACAGCAACAACACACGGAATAAACAACAAAATGAACGAGTCGCAAATTGCGTCCGCAAAACTTTTGTGTGAAAACGTGTTTGAACCGTTAAGAATTCACTTAAACACACCAATACAAATTAGTTCTGCCTACCGTTCAGTACAATTGAATAAAATGATTAAGGGGAGTTTATCAAGCCAACATTGTAAAGGCGAAGCAATGGACTTGCAAATCGGTTCTAAAGGGTTTAATTTTATTAAAGACAAGTTAGAGTTCGACCAATTAATATGGGAGTTTGGAAACGATGAAAATCCTTCGTGGGTTCACGTTAGTTTCAGTTCTAAAAATCGTAAACAAGTATTAAAAGCAACCAAAAAAAATGGGAAAACTATTTATAGTAATTATTAGCATTTTTCTTTATTCGTGTTCGGCTCAATATCACTTGAACAAAGCAATAAAAAAAGGTTACGTTTGCGAAGACATAGCCGACACTTTGACCATTACAAAACTTGATAGCGTTTTAGTTACAAAATTTGACACAACTTATTACGAAACGTTTTTAAGAACATTTGACACTATAGTGCAATGGAAAACCCAGTATGTTCCGAAAACGCGTTTAGACAAAAGAATAGAATATAAAATTAAAGTAAAGACTATCTACAAAGATAGGATTGTCGAAAAAGCAAAGGCAAAAGCTGAAGGGCAAAAGGCAAAATCTGAAGCAAAAAGTAACCGTCCAAAAGGCAATCTAAATTTATTGTTTGTAGGTGTTGGGATAGGTTTATTACTTTCGTGGCTTTGGAAAAACGGAATTAAATCTATAATCTAAATTTTTATGGCAAATAACAGCGCAAGGTTTCGACTAAAACAAGACGAAATCGAAATACTTATGCAGTATCGTGGCATCAAAAATGCAACTGATGAAGCTGGAGTTGATGACAAAGACGTAAAACACGGATGGTTAAAAACCAAACAAGCAAGTTTATTCTTTAAGAACCCAAACTTTAAAGTTGAAGAACTAAACGCTATTCAACAAATAAAAGACGAATGTATAAAAGAAGTAAAAAAATACGCACCAAAATATACTGATACAGCAATAAAATATGATATTGATACAGACGGACATTTACTTGTAATTGATATTGCGGATTTACATATTGGAAAACTTGCAACAGCATTTGAAACAGGCGAAGAATATAATTCACAGATTGCCGTTAAACGTGCAAAAGAAGGACTACAAGGCATTTTAAATAAAGCTAAAGGTTTTTATATAGACAAAGTTTTATTTGTTGCAGGAAACGACATTTTACACACCGACAACACTAAACGAACTACAACAGGTGGAACACCACAAGATACGGACGGAATGTGGTACGACAATTTTTTAATGGCGAAGAATTTATATATTGAACTTTTAGAACAATTAATAATTTTTGCAGACGTTGAAGTTGTTTACAATCCAAGTAATCACGATTTAACGCACGGTTTCTTTTTAATGCAATTAATAGAAGCACACTTTAGCAATTCAAGTATTCGTTTTAACGTAGATTTAAAGCACCGAAAAGCGTTTAGGTACGGAAGTAACTTAATAGGAACGACACACGGTGACGGAGCGAAAATCGAAAACTTACCTTTGTTACTTGCAACTGAATTTCCTATACTTTGGAGCAAAACTAAACACCGGTATATTTATTCGCATCATATACACCACAAAACAAGTAAAGATTTTATAGGAGTAACATTTGAAACGTTACGTTCTCCTTCAGGTTCAGATAGTTGGCATCATAAAAACGGATATACAGGCGTTCCAAAAGCGGTTGAAGGTTACATACATCACAAAGAATTTGGACAAGTCGCCCGAATTACCCACGTTTTTTAATGGTTTAATCATTTTTTTTTGTATTTTTAATTTATTATAGTATATTTGTTATTCATAGTTAAAAAAAAAAACAGTTGTAAGCTCCCCAGCACGCAGCTGTTTTTTTTTGTCACAAATTGTTACAATAAACGGTTTAATTCCGATTTTGTCTAGTTTTTTAAACAATAAACTTGACATTTTTATGGTTATAACCTTAATAATAG